TTGAAAAAACTAGCCACATGGTTATGGAGAACGACTCAAGGTTCTTCATTTTTTTATATCTAGACTCTTTTTTCATCAAAATAGGGTTCAGACGCTGAGTCTGAACCCTATTTTGTCTACAGTCTGAAGCATCCCGAAGGATGCTTTACTCGCCAAAATGACTATAAGATAGTTCTTTGTGTAAAAGTTTCTTTAGATCGGTTAACCTCTCATGTATATTTCTTATTCCTGCCATTATTTCTCCAGTATCACACCATTCATCAAATAAGTCATACAAATAATTTGTAGTTAGTACCAATACAGTTTTTGTCTTTTCACTTACTTCTTCCGAGAGATACAGCTCAACTTCTGCATAATATTGTACGTTACGTTCATGGTTCTGCACAATTTCTGTTTGTCTTTCCACTAAGGTAGAAATATCTGCGCTATTTTTCATTGATAAATACTGCTGTATCAGAAACAAAGACGCTACTAATTTTCTGTACAATTCTGGATAGACTTCATGTTTTTTGGTTGCGTACGCCTGAAAATCAAACATCCTTTTATTCAGGTCATACTTAACTTGTTCGGTTAGTAAATTTAATTCCTGCCTATACTTTTCCAATTTATTATTGAAATATGTATCTATTTTTCTCTGAATGAGATATTTGGCTAAAAAACCTAAAGCTGCAGTAATCGCAGTAAAACTTAGATAACTTAGATATTTATTTAGCCATTCTACTAGATGTTTATATATCAATTCCATTATATCGTTCCTCCATCTATCTGCCCTACAGGAGGATAAGTAGTTCTTTATTGAAAAATTGTCTCATCCCCTCGTTTCACCTACTCAATTCGACAAAAGGAGATATTTTCCTTCATACCCCAAATAAAAAAGCATCCTTTGGGATGCTATTGTTATCCGTATCAGTTACCTATTCCACCACCAGGATCCAGTGGTCCAATATCTCCAGGATCTTTCATAATTTCTCCTCCTCTCGCTTACTCAATATAACAAAGTGAAATATTTATACAGACAAAAACATTCCAAAGGATGTTTAATTTACAACGCAATTTTTATTATCTTCTATATTCAACCATTTCTGATTCGACAAAGAGGATAAGGTTATTTTTATCATCTATTATCCGTTCAACGATATTATAAATACCTTTCCGATAGTACTGTAAAGATTAGAATCATGGGTTATGTATTTATCGACTTTTAGCAATTCTTCCCGATCCACATCGTCTAGAACTTTCACCCCTACAGGATAATCAATATCAATTAAAAGTACTTGATTCCCATATTCTCTCACACTATCCCATCTAATTCTCTTATAATCAATCATTCTAATCCCACTTTCGCCTACTAATTTCGACAAAAAAGGAATATTTTCCTTCTCACTCGACAAAACAAAGCGATTTTCGGTGAAGAAGAATTAATAAACGTGCGTGGCATTATTTTCTCCTAATCACCCCACGCACTCGCCTATATCGAGGACGATTTATCCCCATAATCTCGTGCCAATCCACTTTTTTCCTTGCGCTTTTTCCGTTTTTTCTTGATTCTCTTTAACTTCCTGACTTCTTTATCTGATAGTTGTTCGGATAATCTAAACATACTTATCACCCCAAAGGACAAAATAAAAAGCACCCGATTAAATCGGATGCCAAATTTCTCAATATGATTAAGAAATTATGTATTGAGTCCAAAAGTAAAAGCCAACTAAGCTAGCCAAACTGCCGAATGTATTGGCAATCTTATATGGTAAACGAAGAGACCTCGCGAGAAAAAAGGCCAAAGCATAAAACACAAACATCAATAATATAAGCCATACGAGTTTTATGGTTAGTGTCCACGCAAATGCTTGCATAGCTTGATTTACCTGATCCAATATCCTTTCCTCCTCTCGCCTACATAATACAGCAAAAGGAGAGGCTTCGCCACATCGTTCATTCGCCAAATCTCGACATTTAATACAGTAGTTTTTTCACTAAAACGGCTGCAACAACAAATGGCAGTAATGTTTTTACCACAGAACCTGCAGTTTCATAAACTGCACTTAAATCAACCACATTTAGCACCGCGCCATCCCCCCTTCCAATGTTCATATACGGAGATGACATAAATTAATTTCATTACATGGCAAAACAAAAACGCCACCCGATCAGGTGACGCTTGTCAGAACTCGCTCCCGCCTGCTTTCCACACAGACAAGATTCGGACTGGCTAGTTCTAGTGACAGACTTTGTGAATAGCTACTTCAACAAAAGATCCACAATATCATCATACCACGTCTAAACCAAAATTTTCTGTCGTCTTTCTGTATTTTTTCTGTAATAATAAACAAGTCTACAACCTGTATCTTGAGGGACTTGTGATTAAATCTTGAAGATCTGTAAATACTGTACTTCTACATCTTTGAGTGGCTGTGCATAAAAAACAGAAAATCCCTGTTCTCAGAACCACTTCGCTGCACAGGAAACATAAGAATCGGCTTCACTCCCCATTTTATTGAACTCCATATCTAGCTTATCTTTATCTAATCACATGATCAATCTTGGTGCCCAATAAACAACATGCTGGCTTTATGGAACCAGCATGTTTCGCTATTTTTCCAGTTGTTCATCCGCCTCTTGCACTGCCAATTCTTCCTTCTTGATCCCTGTTAAAATTTCTTTTTTTCCCGGTTTTATTTTACGGTATTCGATACAGGACGGATTCAACCCATATCCTAGAGACCCATATATGTTCCCTTGACACGGTTCAATCAACTGGTTTTGATGATAATAAAGTCTAGGTGTCTTCCAAAGCGTCCATAATGCTTTGACCATCGGCATTTCGTGGTAGCGATCCGGCCACATCCTTTTAATCTGTTTTTTTACCAATGGATAATATTTGGAGCTCATGTTGGGAAACAAATGATGTTCTGTATGGTAGGAAAAATTAAAGTGAAGTACATCCACCCATTTCGGAACTGTAACGGAAAGACTGTTAGCAAGCGGATCATTGACAGGGACTAAAGGATTGAGTCGATGGTTCGTTGAAATATAGCTCATCACAATAAAATTGGCAATCAATAGTGGCAATAAAAAGATAAAGAACCACTTAGTGAATCCAACAATAAACAATAAGCCAATCCATGTTGCCCATGGCAAAAGAAACTGAAAGAGGACAATTCCACGATTTTTGGGGTGGAAATTTTTCAGAAAATAAAACAGCATCCTTATCGAATGAAGCGTAAACATAATTGCTAATGAACTAAATGCAAAAAACGCTCGTATCGTAAATGGAATTTTATATATCCATCGCAACAGACGGCTCTGCGATAGCCTTTCTATACATGGCCATGCATCAGGATCTTTCCCTTCAATTTGTGTATGGACATGATGCGTTACATTATGCCATTTCCTCCATAACTTTGGACCTGTACATAACGGCCAAAATGCAACCGCCCCGAGAAAATCTCGCAACCACGGGGTCCGCACGACCGTGCCATGCAAAATTTCATGTCCTAAAAACCCAAGTGCTGCAAAACTAAAACCTAATACAACAGAAATAAGCGTATTCCATATGGTATGTAGGTTAAGTAAGGAAACGACAAGAATACCACTAAGCACTACTAGCAAATACACAAGACCAAGGAAAAGACGGGAAGGCACAGGTTGAAATGCCTTTTTTGGTAAATATGGGGAGAGTTGCCTCGCATACCAACCAAATGAATGAAGCTCTTTCATAGGATAACTCCTTTCAATTTCAGCCTTTTGCCAGTAACAGAATTTAGCAAAAGGAATCAAACCAACATAAGTTACAATCTTCTTAAAAAATTGTATAGTCATTTAAGCTGTTTGCTATTTGCGTTTTATCGTAACACCTTTTCACCTAATATGTCAATTTTTTGTTTTATCGGAAAAATAATCCACAATCCTGCCGTCATTAGCAAAAAAACTGATTATAAAGCTATTGATATGTGGAGGGTCTCCTGTTTATGAATTGTGCTATTATTACTAAAAAAGCACCTATACAGGTGCTTTTTGTTTATATACTTCGATCCGCAACGCTAGAGCCAATTTATAAAAAGCTCTCTTCTTTACGTTGTAATACGTCTTCTCAGACATTCCTAATTCCGGATAGAGCATATAATCATGCACATCTTCTAATGTCATATATCGTTTTGTAATTAGTTCACGCTCCCTTTGACTAAGCTTATTCACTGCCCAGCACATGCGTTGTATAAATTCCTCACGTTCACGTTCTTTGTCTATTTTTCGAATGACCGCACTTTCTGTAGATGAGTAAAACGCATTCGTGTTGCTTGGCGGCACGAGAGAGTAAGAAGGTGTGATGCGAGGTAATTGCTCGTCTGGAACTGCCAACATATAGATACGATACCGTTCAAGTATAGTTTCCACTGCCTGTTTTGTTTTTTCCCCATCGATATCTTGAAAAAACGACAATTGCTTCACCACTTGACCCCCTCCCGTGATATACTTAATTAGAGAACCATGCCGGGAACAGTCCTGGCTTTTATTTTTGTATGACATCGTAAAATTATGGAGATAATAATATTGGAGCAAGGCGGCATCGAATGTTCTCCCTCCGCAGAACAGCCTTGTTCTTTTTTTGTTTCTACAACTTCGGCTCTTCCGCATCCAACCGGCGTATAAGCTTTTTCAAATCTTCAATCAGCATATCTTCTGTATAAAGCTCATCATTCCTCCATTTAGAGAGCATCCCCAACGCCAGCAATTTCAGTTCAACGAATGTTTCTTTGTCTTCCCAATTCACTTGTATCACCTCATGATTAGTATGAGGTGTAGGTGCTGCAGGTAATCTTCGAAATGCGAATTAGTTATTTTTCAAATGCACATACTCAATAGTTGAGTCGGCATCTTTACCTTTTAATTGCTGTACGTTTCCGTTTGTTTCTTCCAGACGGTCAATCAATGATTTTAAATGGGATTTAATTAAATCTGCCTTTTCATCAAACTCCAGATCCTCATTTTTGATTTTAATTTTTATTGTGATTACGTCCATTTTTCACAACCTCCTTATTACGCTTTTTGTGTCTATTGCGACACAACTCAACTTTTAAGCCCCATACACATCAACATGCAGCTTCTGTAACGCATAAAGACGTAAACCTTTTGCTTCCTGTTCTAAACGATTCAGATCTGAAAAATAACGGTCGAGTCGCTCGGTTAGTTCCTGGTTTACTTCTTTTAACCTCTGAATCTGATTTTCGAGAAGTAAATTTTCCTTCTGTAGCTGTTCCTTTGCCGTCATTGCCTCGTTGAACATTTCCTGCAAGCGAGAAATTTCCTCTTCCTTCTCTGTCACAAGTTTGTGAGCATCGATTGCCTCACGTTTCAACAACTCAATTTTTTCGTCATCCACCATCTTGTCTTGTAATTCCTGTAACTGCTTTTTCAGTTCATCTCGTTCGGCTTCTAGCTCTAAATATTTGTTGTAAGCAATCACTTTAGGTTGGCTCATGGTCATTTCCTCCTTTAAGATATCCTCAAGCTTTTCGCCAGCACGTAGCCTTTCTAATTGCTCTGGAGTCAGTTGGTACGTTCGCACCGTTGTATCGATGTTGTGCGGCCGATTCCCGAATCGAACAGCTCCTTGTCTGTATGAAGAAACTTTCGTCAACGTTGACATCCTTCTCACCCCGCGTTTTTATAGTCGGGAGCAGAAAACTGCTCCCTTTATTTATTTGACAGCCCTTAAGATTGATAGATTAAGAAATTTTATTTAAAGCTTCTTTTTGACACTTTGTTAATTCGACTTGTCCATTTAATGCTTGAGCAATTTGGGCTAATACAAACGCATCGCGGACATTGTCGCTGTTGTGTTCGAATCCCCAGCGTTTGAAAATCGGAAGAACCATATCCTCCTTCTTAGCATTGCCTTTACCAGTTGCAAATTTTTTTACTGAAGAAGGCGGAACATCATGATAGTTAAGTCCAGCTCTGATAAGTTCTGATCGAAGTATCCAGCCAATGCCATATTGAACGCTAACCGCAGAGCCTTTGGAGTTGTAAGAAAAACCTTCAATACAAATAACATCGTGATCTGTAATGTACTTCATCACCGTTTTAGCAATATCCATAAATCTATGTGGGTCTCTTTTCTCTTTTGATGTAACTTCTATAGCTATATGTACTTTGTTGTCTTCAAGAATGACGAGACCCGTTTTTGTTGATGGGTCAATACCTATGAATCTCATCAATACCCACTCTCCTGGCGCTGGTGATTCTCACGATTTTTTCGAAGGTACGTTTCTTCGATCTCCTGCGAAGAAAAGCCGAGCATTTTGCCAAGTCCAAGCAAGTAAACAAAAACCAAATGGTATATTTCGCCATTTACATCCTCGTGACGATGAAAATAAAGGGAATTAATCCAATGGTTTATGGCTATGAATTGATCTATAATATCCTCGCAATAAAGTGGTTTCGGTTCGTCATCTTCATACACTTCATTCATGTTGATGTCATTTCCGATAGATAAGATGAAATGCAGCGCATCTACGTACTCTTCAAGTAGTGGATTCCCTTTTGATTTTCCTGTTTCTTTACATTTTTCACATGGTAATTGGTCTACTTCGCCCGAAAAGGGACATAATACATCTAAAAACCCCTTTCCTTTGCATACGTTACACGTTACGGATGTTCTCGGCTCTTGGTCGTTAGACCAATACTTGAATCCTCTATGTTCATTTGCAAACTCCCCAAGTTCAACCATCAACGCAAGAATTTTCTTCGCAAGCCGATCCTCTCCCGGCTTGCGTGGATGTTCGCGCTCAATGTGTTCATCTAGCTGGCGTTGCAACTCAAACAATTTTTGAAGGTTCATTTTTTGACATCTCCTTTCCAATCCGGCACCGCAATGTGATATACATCTGCTCCAATTCAGCAAGTGACAGCTCGTGCAACTGTCGACCATCTTTAGCTTCGTAGACCTCATGGTCAATGAGAAAATCAATGATGTATGCCTTGCGCTCTTGAACGAGTTTTTGTTGCTCGACTGCTTCTTTAAGTATGGACACTACTAGCACACCTCCTGTTTTAACCTTTCTTTTGCTTCTCGTATTCGACGGCGTAAATCCATCATTTCCTGTTCAAATTCTTGTCTGAGACGCTCGGTGTGTTCACAACCGCAAGGAGCAATTAGATATGCCCCTTGCATAATTGACGACCTGATTTGCCCGGTTCCGTTACATTTATCGCATGTCATTTTTCTTTTCTCCTTCTATCCGTTCTCTGATTAAGCTCCCTTCAGTCGAAAGTCTTCACCCTCGACCTCAAGAAGATATGAGCAGCATTGCCCTAGTAACCTACTTGCCGCAGCGTATCCGATTTTCTCACTTAGCGTGCCGCGGTCCTCATTGCTGCTAAACACGATTGGCTTTTGCTTTCTGTAGCGTTCGTTAATGATCTGGTAATATAGAGCCTCCTTTGCTTCCGACCATTTTGCCTTGCCAATGTCATCCCAAACAAGTACATCTGCATGGATGGCACTATACAAAAGGCGGTTTAGTGTTTCCCCTTCATCGTTCATCATTTTGGCCTGAATAAGTTCATCCATAAATGTTACATCCGAAACGACGAGTATATTGAATCCGTCTTTAATGAGTCGTTTGGCTAATGCAATTTGTAAATGAGTCTTACCGACACCAAAATTGTTATGCTTTTGTTTCATTGATGCACGTTCCGAAAGAGGTATTTCTCGCAATCGCTGCTCCCCTACAACCGCAATAAAACCGAGGTTGTGTTTCGAAATCTTTTTCTCACCGTCATTTTTGAATTCATACAAATATTGAAGCGTCATATCATACATTGATTGTTGATACTGCGTTAGTCGCTTAAAGTTTTCAAAATTCGCATGCACAAACTCGTCTGGAATGAGGGCCTGCTTGAATCTACGTTTCCATGCTTTCTGTTCCCGGCATTCACAAAAACTTGCAAACTCATAACCTCGTTCATCACGTTTCAAAACAAGCTCTGTATCCCTGCAAATCTGGCAGTCGTATTCATCCTCCCCAACCCCAAGCTTTTCGGGCTGCTTCTGCTTCATGGAGGATTTGTTCATATGATTTGCCGCCTTCTTTTGCAGATCGGCCAATACCTCGGCGATGCTTGCGAATCGTGTCATGGTTATCCTCCTTCTCTAAATCTTCAAGAGATTGAATCCCTTTCTTTCTCCATGAGTTGAGTTTTTTGTAAACAAACTTCCATGTCTTTCCGTTTCCTCTAGCTGCATCTTTTATGGCTTCTACGATCATTTCTTCTGGATTAGTAAAGCCAAAGTTATCAATCACATCCTGAATGTCCTCACGTAAAAATTCTGTGATGTCATCTTTCCCTAAAATTTTGCTTTTTTGGAGAAGATCTAAAATTTTGTCCACGATTTCTTTATCATCCTCTTTATCTTTATTTAAATTTTTATTTATATTTTTTATTTCTTCTTTGGTAGGATTACCAAGGGTACCCTCGGTAGAATTACCAAAGGTTCCTTTGGTAGATTTACCATTGGTAACTTTACCTATGGTAGAATTACCAAAGGTTTCTTCGTCCAACCATTCGTCGTAGTTCTTATTGAAACTAACGACTCTCGGTTTCCCAGGCTCTAATTTTTGAAAAATGATTCTTCGTTCCTCAAGTTTCATTAACTCCCTTTGTAGTTGTCTCTGATCGTATTGAGTTGCTTTGCTCAAAAAGCTAAGCGAAAAGGTGTGCTCCTTTCGGTGAAACCCGTAAGTGTAACGCCAAATTACAAAAATCAGACGATACTGGATTGGGCTGAGCTTGGTCAGCGCCAAACGCTCTAGAATTTCATTTGCAATTTTGGTATACCCCTTCTCAAGCTGTACATCTGCCAAGCTCAACACCTCCTATTGTTTGATACAGATAACATATGAACCCTCAACCCTCACCGGCTTTAAACCGGGGTGGCTGCTTTTGATGTAGCCCTTGATGTAGGCAATATACAGATCCTTGTTTCCGGCAGCCATCCATTTGTAGAAGTGTGGAATTGCGATGCGGTACATCATTCGATGTTAAAGCTCTCCTGTTCAAACGCCCCGGCTTTCTCATCAACCGGAAGCTCCTCACTTGGAACCTCGAATGCTTCAGCTTCGATGTATTCAGCCTCCTGAACCTCACTGGTGATGTCTTTTACTTCCTTCGTGTTCACTTCTTTCTCATCTTCATTGAATGCGTTTTGCATTTCGATCGAGAGGATACCCCATTTAGAAAGTAATGATTTTAGAACAGTTTTCTTGGCCATGGCATCAAAATCGTTTTTCCATCCAAAATCAGATTTTGAGTATTTTTTGCGATGCGCCTCGATTTGTTCTCTTGTCCAGTAAACGGTTTTACGGAAGCCGTTAACCAATTCGAAAAATCCAGCGTAGCCAATAACTTTGTCGGATTCCTTTGCTTCAAAATCCAATTCCAATTCTTCGGTCAACGGATTCCATCTTTTCAGTTGGCCTTCATACACTTCAATCACGTTGATAGCGCGATACTGGCTCGTTCGTAATGCAAGCTGAGTGTATCCTTTGTAACCTAGCTGAAACTGTGCTTGATTTCCGTATGGAACGATCCAGGCATACCCCAAGTTTTTATCGACTGGTAAATCAAGCGTAGCCGCCACCATGGCCGAAGAAATAACACTCATCGGCTCACATTTTTGCAATGTTTTTTCCGAACTGTATAGATTCACAATTGAAGTCATAAACTGCGGCGCACGCTTGTCTAAGATTTCTTCAAAACGTTTCTTGAGTGTTGGACTTGCTAACAATCCTTTTAAGGTCTGCACGGTTGATGGTTGTTGGGAAGCGTTATTTTTAGCCTGCAACTGATTTTTGAGCGTTTTGGTTGTCGCCATATATGAAAACCTCCTAGTTTAGTGTTTTTATAGAGAAATAGCGTGATGTACTCGGTTTAACGACTTGTTGGTAGATGTCAGGGAATTTCTCTTTTAGCAATTTTGCATCTACTCGATTTTGAATACGTGGTTTCCATTGCACTTCATAATGGCCAACATATCCGATTTCAGCATCTTTGAGTTCGTTTTTAAATTCATTCTCAATCGCCTTTTTCTGCTGCTCCAATTGTTCAATTGTGTTTTTGAGGGCCTGGTATTCCTCAATTTTTGATTTATAAGAGACGCCAAGTTGGGCAACTTTCTCCGGATCCGTTTCCATGTAACGTTCCTTCAAAAACTTCTCTGCTGCAGATGATCCATCAAGGGATGGTGGTTTCCCCACCAACACATAGTTACTCCAAAAATCAATTTCTGCCGCAAAAATCATTTCGATAAGTTCATCATCGCGTTCAATTTCTTTCCAGATGAACTTTTGACCACCTATGAGAACTGCGAAATATCCCTTTTTGTATTCCGATCCCAAAACACCAAGATAATGCTGCATTTGAACGATATATGCCTCCGGAATGTCATCGCCTTCCCATTCTTTTGCAAGGAACGCAGAAGCTGTTTTGCACTCTAAGATAGCTTTCTCGCCAACAATGAATCGGTCAATGTTAGCCAAAAGGAAATGGTGTTTTGGATGCTGAAACATAACGTTCCGTTTCCGTACCTTCCTTCCGGATCGTTTCTCGAATTCTTTGGCCACCAAATCTTCCAATAATGTTCCAAAATAAGCTGCATCACTCGTAGAAGATTGCAAATCTATTTGTCCAGTTTTTTCGAGCCATAATTCAAATGGCGTTTTGTATTTGTTCAACCCGAGAATGATTGAAGCGTCGCTTCCTCCGATCCCCTTCCTACGCGCCTGTAACCACTCCTCATGGCTCATTTCACTTGTGTTTGCTAGAATCATAGCTTCCAAGACTCTCCCCTCCATTTGATTTTTGAAGGTGATTTCAGTAATATGAAGATGTAAACTGTTTTGAGCAGGGCCCAACTTTTTATTGAACGCCTCACTCCGCCAAGTGAGGTGTTTTTTATTCAGCGATTTTTCGTATAGCACCAAGATTTTCAACGACATACTGAAGAATGTTTTCCTCAAGAACAATTTCTTGGTCTGGAAACTCGTAAATTACATCACCATGAAGAATTTCATCACCACAAGCATCAATGCCCCAGTAAGAACTTTCCTCTTTGATAGGACGAACCATCGGATTTTCAACAGATGCTGTCATACTTGTCCCTCCCTTCGCATAGATTGATATTGTAGGAGATGTGCTAGCGCACATCGTCAGGCACAGGAACGCTGTTAAAGAGGATGGGGAGTTTTCAACGCTCCTGCACCTGACGACAGGCACTAGACCTGTCTATTATGCTTGTGGTAGAATAAAAGTGTGCTAAATAGGGTTCTGATTAGACGGCGAGTGTTGGGGCACTGGCCGTTTTTTCATTTTGCAACAGCTTGTACACTTGCTCTTTTGCGCTCAATTCAGTTGCCAGCAATAACGCCGGATTTTCACGCATCTCCTTGCAAAATCTACGAACCTCAAAACCTTTCATCAGACGACTAGCCGAAAAACATACGTTCATTGTTCATCCTCCTTTTTAGTGGCTAAACCGTATTCTTCTGGATCAAAGCCATTTTCCACAAATTCTTTAGCGAGTTTTTTCCAAGCGTATCCCCATTCACGCAAAAGTTCGATGTTGTTTCGTAGTTCCTCAAGTTTGCTTTCAAGGTCGTATACATAGTAGTCAATCTCTTCGAGTTTATTCTTCAAGTCCTCAAATTCATCGTATTTACCAACTTTTGCGTTTTTTTCGATTTCCCTGATAGCCTTAACGATTTTGTCAATGAATGGACATTGATAATCAGGGGGTAATTCAATATCAAACATTTCTTCACTCGTTGAATATCCATTGATCGCTTTAAGTTCATCTATTTTCATCGCAGCCCGCTCCTCTCATAATGATCGCAATATCTATCCCACGTTCCTTCATCGTCTCAACAAGCTGCATAAGCTGGTCATGCTCCTCCTTCTTTCGAACCAGCTCGTCCAAGTCGCGTTTGCAACGTTGAAATTCTGTCATCCATCGCTCCGCATCGTCGAAACAAGCGTTTACCCATGCAACTCTGGCACGATCCAAGTAAATACAGCCACATTCCCAAAGCTTCTCCGCTAACTGACGATCTTGTGGAAGGACGTTCATGCTGTCGCCTCCTTTTGAAGAAGTAGACGGAACGTCTCTCTTCCCTTCGGTGTAATCAACGTTTGAACATCTGCTTTTCCGTTCCTAGTGAATTCTTTCATTTCAAATAGTGAAGGTACATAGGGCGCGTAGGGTTTGAGTTTCCCTTTCTGATCCCGATACACAAATTTGTTTTGAAGAAGCCAATCAATAAAGAACCGTTCCTTGACTTTCAACTCTTTTGCAGTGTCGCGGAAGTTCGTTAATAGATTCCGATTAACAAGAGCATCAAAGTAGTCCGCTTTCGGCTTCATGGCTGCGATTTGTTCATTCTGCCTGCGAACCGTTTCCAAAACGCCGCGGAACATCATTTTTGTTTGGTCATCAGCAAACGGAAGATAGGTATTGATAAACATTTCATTGTTTGATACATAGCCACCGGTTTTACGGATTGTCGGAAGGACTTCATCAAATACCCATGATTCGAACTTTTCGGCTTCTGGTAACTGACTTTTAACGATAAGTCTGTAAAGGTTTCCCTCATCAATAAATCTCTTTTGTTGTGTTCCGCCACTTGTAGGGACTAGGCGATTTACCCACCCCTTTTCCTTTGTATGTTGTTTAATTGCTTTGTGTGGATCAGCGTAACCTAATTTTTTTGCAACTTCTGTTGCAGGGAAATAAACATTTCCGTTTTCAATGAACACTTGCAGCTCCCCAAACATTTCATGATTGAAACTCTGAATGTTACCCATTCCATTTCTCCTCTCTTTTTGTAGGATTTTCCTCCCTCGTGTCGAATTAGGACGATGGAAGGAGGTGAAATAAGTGATTACACAAGAGAAAGTCAGTGTAGGATTAACACAATTCATTGATTTCACAATTAAAGGTAGTGCCGCAAAAACAAATATGGTTCGCAA